CGATTGTCCTTCTTGTCAAAAAGAACAATTTGAAAAAACAGAAGGGGCTAAACCCGACTACATAGATTTAGACGGTGATGGAAACAAAAAGGAATCCATGAAACAGGCCGCTAAAGACAAGAAAAAGAAAAACAGAAGTGCTTTTACGGATAGGGATTAATTATGTCTTGGGAAAAAATTCTAAAGAATGAAGAGGAAGAGGAACTTCCTGACCATGTTAAGAGAGCGAGAGAAAGAGTAAAACAAGGACTACCTTCTATAGAACAACCGCTTATTCCTCAATTTGATGATGAAAAGAGAATGAAAAAGAACATAGTTAGAAACAGTTTGGGAGGAGTAAGCGCATCGGATATGCACGAATACTTACAAGGTGAATTGTATAAACTAAGAGGCAAATCAGGATTAACTAAAATGGATATTAAGATATTAGAGTTACTTCAAGCCGTAGACCAACATGGCTTAGGTGAATAATATGACAAGGTGTAATTACTTAGATAGTTGGTTTGACGCAAAATCAAAAGAAGTTGATGATAGCGAGGCAAAGTCAAAGAAATGTTTTGTCACGGGTGAAAAGAAATGAGTTGGCAAATTATTCTTAAGGAACTTACTTGTCCTAGAGCAACACAAGATTTGATGCTCAATACTAAAAATAGAGATGCCGCAGTTAAAAACCCTAATATCAGATATGGGCCACTTAATCTAGAAGATGAAGAATATTGGGAAAAGTATGCTAAGAGATGGAACACTACTGCTGATGTAGCAAAAGAATCTAACTGTAGTAATTGTATTGCTTTTGATATTTCACCTAGAATGGACGATTGTATGCCATTAACTACCGATGAAGATGGTCGTTTAGGTTATTGTTGGATGCACGATTTCAAATGTCATTCAGCAAGAACTTGTTATACTTGGGCTAAAGGTGGCCCGATTGATGATGATAAAACATCTAAAGAAAATCAAATGAGGGGTCAAAAATGAGTTGGCGAGATATTGTCCGTAAAGAAGAAGAAAAGATGGCGGGTTCTGTTACCACAACATCTTCACCTTCTTTATTCAACATAAGATATTCAAAGAAGAAAAAGGAGGAAGAAGAAGATGGTAAAGGAAACTAAGAAAAAGAAACAGGTTAAGATGGGAGGCAATACCTTCAATCAAAACATTGAGTCTTTCAAGTTTGTAAAGGACTTCCGAACTTGGAAAGAAAACTGCCAAAGTATTAGCGGTGATGATTTGTATGTAGAGAATGTCCCTACATTGTATGACTTTTTGTTTACTCATGTATTTGGAAACATTAGACCCGGTTCGGCTAATTCGGATAAAGAAGGTCAAGGTGCAAGAGAAGCACTTCAAGTCATTGAAGGTATTGTAGACGGTAGCGTATTTACTCAAGGAGAAGCCATGATTATCAATGCTATGGCAGAAGTTTTGGCTGAATTAAAAGACACTTCCTTAGACCCTAAAGATATTCTATTTACAGAATTTGTTGAAACAAGAGGCGGTAAGAAAAGAAGAAAGGTGGAATTAAGAGGCCACTACAGAAGTCCTGCTTATGAAAAGAAAACAGGAAAGAAAGCCGCACCTGCTGAATGGTTTGCAGGAAAGAATCCACCACATGAAGCACTATTCGCTGAATCTTCTAATAGATGGGCTAAACCAAAAGGACTACTTGCTATTATGCAAGAGGCTAAAGAAATGGTTAGAGATGATTTAGAGATTAGTGATTTAGAAATAGAAGAAGTAAGAGGCGGTGCGCCACCTAGAGATTTTGATGAGATTAGTGCTATTGGAGATTATTTTGATAGTGTTATCAAGAATCCTGCTTTTTGGAGTAATGGTGGTAAACTCTTAGTAAAGAAAGTAAGACAAGACTTACAAGCAAGGTCTTTCAAATTAAAAAACAAAGACCAAGAACTTGTAGCGAGTCTTGCTAGATTTAATGCCGAAGGAGATAAGAAAACTCCTGCGGGTAAAATTATTGATTTCAAATTGACTTCTACTGCAACTCCAATTATTGAATTGGTTGATAGAGCATTAAAGAGAGCAGGGACTAACAAAGCACCAAACGGATATAGAGCGTGGCAAAACGCTAGAAAGCGTGGCTTTGATTATAGAAAAACTGCAAAGGAAGCGTTCCCTAAAACCTATGATGAACCAAAAGGAAAAGGATTCAGAATGAAACCTGACCAAAAAGTAATTTCTAAAATGTGGCAAGCAAGATTATGGAGAAGATAATCATGGTTACTAGAAAGCGTTGTGGTTTTTGCCAACATGAAAATAGAGAAGAACTTGAAAGAATGTTGGAAGCAGGTGAAATTACCTGTGATGAATTAGACGCTGAATATAATTGGAGAAGTGGAACTGCGGCACAACACCAAAGAAACCACATGGGAGAATACAAATCAAATTCAAATCCCCAATGTAAATTATGTGTAGACCCAATGAGAAAGCACTACGAGTTGGCACTACAGAATGGAGAAATTACAAGTTCTGATTTGGCTTCCGCTTTAGACACAACAAAGGCACAAATTCAACGCCATGTAAAAAACCATCTTACTCCAATAGTGCAAGAAAGTGCGGCTATGATGATAGCCACAAAAGAATTGAATGAAGTAGATGTTTTGTCTAACAATGTTCAGAAGTTAGATTTGAGATTGGAGCAAGTATTCAATGACTTAGGAAATGATTTAGACCCTAAGATGATTGACGCTCTAACCAAACTTGCTAGAGAAATTAGAGAGTCCCTAAAATATCTCATGGAGTTTAAGGGTAAATTGGTTCACAAGCGACAAGATACTGTTATTGTTGCACAGATGCAAATTGTTCAGGAAGTTTTAGCACAGAACAATCCTGAAATTTGGTTAGATATTAAACAGAAGATGCAGGAGAAATTACAATGAGTTGGCAAATTCTTCTAAAAGCGCAACCGCAAAGAGATATTACTTTGCTAATTGCCCTTGCTGATGATTCTAAAACAGATTCATTGATAGAAGAAATCAAAAATTCAGAAACATTGAGCGCAGGATTCAAAGGTCTTCTTAGAAACATAAAAGGAAACAACATAACAGTTGAATCTATGATGAAAAAATTACCTCTACCTAATATTTCTAAGGAAAAAATAGAGGCAAATCTGAAAAAAGTTCTTGACTCAGTAAAAGATGAACAAGTTAGCGAAACAAAAGCACTTGAAACGCTACTTGATGAAGCAATTTCAGCGAAAAATGAGGGTAATGAAGCCAAATTTGCTGAACTTTCTCAAAAAATCAAAGACGCTAAAGGAAAATCACAAAGAAGTCTTCAAAGAAATAAAAAATTAAGGGCTAAAATGCGAGTTTTTGACTCTTTTGCTGATGGTTTCGTCATTGAGTTTAAATCCATACCGTCAAATGCCGAAGAAAAAGAAAATTTTACGGTTTCAATCTCGGAATTTGCGAATGCAATCGGAGGAGAAGTCAAAAATGACACAATTCAGACCAATTTGGATAGTGCGAAGGCGGTTAGAGATGCGATTAGGCAAAATGATGAGGCAAAATCTCTCTATTCTGAGAAAATTAGACAATACAAGCCCGATTTGGAGGGACAAGAGCGAACACTCTCTTCTGTTTCTGAAACTGACACCATGTTAGCCTCAAATGTGTCCTTTACAGTAAGAGAACCCTTCACTTCTAACAATGTGTTGAGATATATTCTAGCACTTGAGGCCATTGGTGGAGATATTTCTAAATTTGAGCCTAAAGTTATGGAAAATGGCTTTGAGTTCCCATCTGATGCTATATTTTTGGAAAGAGCATCGGGTAGAAAGAACTCTTTGGCACTAAATCCCTATGGTAAGTTGTTAATTACTGCTAGTTTTACAGGAGATTCATGGTTTAATGATTTCTTCTCCGCAGTTAGAATGAATGCGTTTGTTAGCGAGAGTCTTGCTGAAAGAATGTTCATTGATTCTATTATTGAAGGTCTAGGCAGTCCAAATAATCCTGACAAGAGCAGTTTAGGAACAAATCTTATTCCTTTTAGAGATATTAAACTCACAAATAATCAAAAACAAGATAGAAAGAAAATTAAGAATTTTTTAGATAAAGATACTACTCTAAGACAAGAATTTAATCGCCAAACTTCTGCATATCAAAGAAATGTATTCCAAGACAAGTATCAAGGTAAATTTACTGTGAAAGAAGCACAGGCTTTCCAAGAAATTTATGACGATACAGATGATGCCGAGTTTATTTTTGGTGATTTAGAAATAGAATACTACGATGAGTTTGACAAGCCTATTTCTCAAGGAGAAAGAACAGATATTGCTTATGCTAAGATATTTTTAGATGATGATGAAACTTCTCCTAAAGAATTAATGGAAGATATTGAAAACAAGGAAAAAGAAAAAGGGACTAAGATAGGTTTGGGTAAATTAAGACAAACCATGTTAGATACTAGCGATTTTGCTCAGTTTATTGTTGATTATTCCAATAATGAAGAAGGAGGCCTAACTAAACTTACAGAATCAGACGCTTCTAGTGCAACAGTAATGGATAAATTATCACCAAAGAACAGTTTGATTATATTATCTAGGCTAGGCGAACAGGGTATTATGGACGAAGGACAAGACGGTTTAATTGCCGATACATTCATATCTATAGATAAGAACAGGGATAACACTAGTAAGCAGTTGGAACTCGCTAATGAATTAAATGATAAAATGCCACAATTCCTAAAAGAAGCAAAAGAAGAACTAATTAGCGGATTTAAACTAAGACTAGAAGACTTCACAAAAGACTACCAAGACTTTTTCCCGTATAAACAAAGTAATGTTCCTTTAGCAATTAAAGAATTCAAAAAACAACAACTGATTGAGTGATAATTATGGCCGATATTCAAGAAAATAAAGATTTGATGAGGGAAATACAAGCCCTTGTTCAGAATACAGAAGATAGAAGCCCTGAGAGAATTCAAGGAATGAAAGATTTAGTTGAGGACTTTAGAAACAAAAAAGCCCAAGAAGGTCTAGAAGGGTCAGAACTAGACAAAGAGGCTAAGAAATTTAGAACTCAACTAAGAAGAGAAATCAAAAGTTTAGCCGCTACAGATGTTAGAGAATTTGCTTATGGCCCAATTATGCGTCTTAAGATTAAAGATGAAGAAGGAGTTAATCTAACTAAAGAAACTCTATTTGAAGAAAAACTAGAAAATTTTACTATTGGAGATATTAGCCAAACTAAAATCCTTGAACCTGCATTCCAACAAACAGTTGATACTTTTTTGCAGATGCCTGAATTCAAGGAGAAATTTACTCAACAACAACTTGACAATCTACAACACAACATAGAAAGAATCCAACAGGTTCTCAAAAGAAAGATTAGTCAAGGAGAATCTAAGGCTAAAATGAAGTCAGTTAGGTTCAATATCAGAAAATATTTGGGAGCAACCCCTCTTTCTAAACTAGGACAAAGAGATGACATTTACGACTATTGGGAAGAGATTTCTGAAAAATATACTCAATTCAAAGAAGACCTAGATGCTCTATTTGTTGCCGCTAACAAAAGCGAGAATGAACAATTCAAGAATTACTTTAACAAACTAAATGAAAAGTATGGAGATGAGAACCTAGAATATATTGCTAGATTTCCTACAGTTGGCCTAAATCAAATCAAACCTGCTGAAAGAATGGTGGCTATTCTAGAAAACCTACTAATCATGAAGGGTCTATCTAAGAAGAAAATAGAAATTCAAGGGGAAGACGAAGACGATGTAGATTCTTCGGGGCAAGATGCTTGGGAAGAACAATACATGAGTCAATGGAATGGTTTGGAAACTACTCATAGAGATGATGGGTTTTTGGAAGAACAGTTGGCTGATGATTCTATAGATGATGTATATGCAGACAAAACCGTTGAAGAAGAAACTCTCTTTATTGACCCTCTCCTAGCATTTGAGGTAATGAGAGGAAAGAAACTTTTGGCGTTTAATGACGAAGGACATAGAATAATTACTGAACTTCTAGAAGTATTAGGACAAGATGATACCACTATTGATTTCCAAACAGATATTGAACAAATGATAGATGACATAGAAGATTCTTTTGTTAGTGAAAAAGGAGAATTCTTTTTGCCTATTACAGTAATGAAAGATACCAAGTTTAGAACCTTCGCTAAATATCCTGAAAAACTACCATCAGCAGTTGAGCGTGATGGGATTACTATGGATATTGAATCTATGTTGTCTGAAATGTTAGATGAAATTCATGCGGGATTAACAAGCAAGAAATTTGGTTTTGCTTCAGGAGTTAGAGCAACAGGTAGAGGAGGAACTTTAGGAAGCGTATTCGGTGCTGATGCAGGAATGTCTAGAGAAGCCCCTAGAACAAGTGGCGGTTCTTATAGAGAAAGAATGGGAAGACTCGGAGGAGCAAGGTCAAGACCAATTAACCCACTTACTAGAGGAGAACTTGATGAAAGTCTTGAAGAGTTTAAGGGAATAATTGCTAAATTTCTAGAATCCGCTACTGCTTATTACATTACTCCAATGTATGCAGGTAGACTACCAATAGAAACTCCAAGTTTTATTTCAGGAAGAGGAGCAAAGGTTTTGGAAATTCTAGCAAGAGATACAGGATTAGAAACTGTAATGGGAGGAGCATACGAATTACTTTCAGGAATTGGTGCAAGTGCTATTGAAGTTTCAGACATTAGAAGAATTGCTGATTTCTTAGAATTCCTAGATAAGCCTAACTTTGAAATTACTGATGAATTAATCCAAGCGGCTGATAATGCGGCTGATGCTTTAACTGAAATCTTTGGAGAAGATACCGAAGAAAGAAATAGCGACTATATGGGTGCTTTGCTGATGCACTTTATGGAAGAGATAGGAGATAATACCTATGCTGATGAGCCTATTAATGGTAAGTCTGTTGAAGAAAGAGCAGAATCTTTTGAACGGTCATACAGTAATAGAGAAGCGTTCCCTATCTTTGCACTACCACACTACATTGATAGACACCAAAGCCTACTAACCAAAGAACCTGCTATGAAAGCACAATATAAGAGATTGAAGAAACTGTTTACTAAGGTAGAAGATGATTTGCCGATTGTTCTAAACAAGTTGCTTAAGGCTCACGATGCTATTAGAAAACAACTAGGTAAGAAAGTGGAATATGGTTTCATGAATCTTACATATGATTCTATTGATAGTGTTATTACTAAAATGCACATAGAAGAAGGAATAGATTTGAGCCATCTAGAAATAGAAAATATCGTCAAGTCTGATGATTCACATAACAACATTTCAAAGGAATACGGGATTAATACTGAGCAAGTTTATTTGATTAAGGCTAACTTTAGGTGATACTATGGACTTGTGGTTTGAAGAACTAAAGAAGAAAAAGGACGCTTGTTATCACAAAGTCCGTAGCCGCTACAAAAAGTGGCCTTCCGCTTATGCTAGTGGTGCTTTAGTTAGATGCCGTAAAGTTGGTGCAGATAATTGGGGTAATTCTGTAAAGAAGGGTGGAGATAATTTTGCTAGAGAAAAGAAAGAGGGTCTTCACGGTTGGTTTTCAAGAAGAGGCGGTGGAGGACAGAAAGGTTGGGTTTCTTGTCAATCTTGTGAAGATGATAAAAAAGGAACAAAACCATGTGGAAGACAAGATGCTTCTAAAGGGACTAAGCAAAGATGTAGGCCAACCTGTGCGGCCTGTAAAACTTACAAAAGGAGGAAAGGAGCATGAGTTGGAAAAGCATTCTAAAAGAAGATGTTGAAGAAGAAATACTTGATGAGGTTGAAGCCGAAGGCGGAGCATTGGGTATGAAGAATCTAAAAGATATTGCTGATAAAAAGAAACTCAAGGAAACTATTTCTGATATGAAAGAAGATGGTAAACTGTTTGAGCATAAGCATGGAGATTATTATACTCATGAACCTGTTAAGAAATGGGAAGAGGTTTTGAAGATAAGAGGCTTGTTTAGCAATAAACCCAAACCACCGCAGTTCACTGTTGATGGAATTAAATTTTCAGACCAAAATGATTTGAATACTTACAATCAAAATAAATCGGCTCTAAAATCAGCAGGTAGATTTCTAACTGAATATCTTAAGAATGAAGGTGATGTTTTTGTCGGTAGGGTTACTATACAACAAGGAATAAAATACGCTCAACAAAAAGCAAAAGAAGAATACAATAAGCAACAACAAGAAATGAGGCAGTTCAGAACAAAACCAAGAATGACTAGTTCTAATATAACCTATAACACAGGTGGAACACATACACCATCAGGAACTAGATGGAGGGGCTGATATTATGTCTTGGGAAGAAGTGCTAAAGAAAGATAAGAAAGATATGCGAGTAGGTCGTGTATATCCTTCCGATAGAGCAGGTAAGAAAATTATGATGCTTACTCATGAAGGGAAAAAGATTCATGCAGGTGCTAAAGGCTATGGTAATTACAAAGGCAAGGGAAAGAATAGAGGCGGTGGAACTCATACCAACAAAAAGCGCAGGGCTAACTTCAAATCAAGACATAATTGCGACCAATGTAAAGGTAGAATTACAACCCCAAAATGTTTAGCGTGTAAGAAACTATGGTGATAAAATGAATTGGAAAGATATACTAAAAGCACAAACTAGTCTATTAGATTTTAGTAGGCCAGCAGAAATGAAACAAAAAATACCCGAAATTAGAAGTAAATTAGAGAGCATGGTAGGTAGAGCAAAGACTACTGAAAGAGGAAAGTCAGAAGATTTAGCGACAGTTAAACTTGAACAACTTGATTCTGTTAAAACTCCTGATGAGTTTGATGCTTTCTATGATAGAAATTTAAAATACTTTCTAGGTGAAAAGTAATGGTAAAAGTTCTCCCTGCGGTATTTTCATATGAAGATATGAAAAAGAGGTTTTCTGAGGATAATCCTGAAGACCCATATACTCGCAGGGCTGATTTAGAATCCGGTATCTATGAATTAGATAAGTGGATTATTAGAGTCAATGATGATGATAGAGCCATTTCAACTGTTGGTTGGAAAGAACACCCTGCACATACCGTTGTAGGTGGAATGTATGCTACTGCCGAAGGAAGAGAAATTGGTGGAAATAATAGAGCATTACAAGATGCAAGAGAACCACAACTAAACCAATCAAAACCACTAGTTGCTGCTTTTGGTCATAGAGATGGAGATAATGCTAGATGGATTGCTAATGCTAGAAGAAACGGTTGGAAATTTTCTCAAGATGAAGGGTTTGAGCAGTTTAGTTCTTTACTCCCCGAATCAGTTATAAGCGAATGGAATAGCGCATACCCTAACGGCAATTGGGCTATACGCAGTATTAGAGGTAAAGATGAATTTGCTAAGTGCGTATATGCTGATGATGTAATGCCTGAGTGGTGGTCTGTAGTGAAAGCAAAACCAAATCAAGGTAGGCAAATTACAGATGAACAATGGCTAACGCTAAAAGAAAAAATCCTTGATGATGAGATTCCTGTAGATAGAAAAAAATATGTTAGATATACTAATCTAGCAGACATTAACAAAAGAATGGTTTTGTATTATCTTAAGATAGGTTTCTCTAGGCCAAGAAGAAGAGGGGAAGCATATAGAGGTATTCTAGAAGAAATGCTTAGAAGCAGTAATGCTAGATATGACATAGAGGACGGCAATTAAGATGTGGTGGGATATTCTTAAATTAAAGCCTAGTCAAGATTATGGCGAAGACCCTAGACCTAAAGACAAAAGAGGCGAAGGTTACGCTAATACAAAAGAAGATGACGATGTAGCGATTATTTTTATGCCTCATTATCTGTATAGCATGAATGAAAGATACAAGGGAAAACTTAGCCATAATACTATCAGTCCTGATATTGAGGCTAGGTTAAAACAACTTTCAGTTGGCGACTATTGGTGTTATCTAAATTCAAGCACTAGAGATAGAAGTTTCCTAATGATAAAGGTAATGACAGAAGGAAAACTACCTAGAGTGCAACTTAAAGTAAGTGAATTGAGAACAAAACAAAATGAGCCATATAGCAAAGTAATTCTACTAACTCATGTTAGTCCTGATGATAAATCTAGTGGAAGAAACTATCCTTCTAATGCCGAAAAGATAGATATTTATTTCAATGGGGTTAAACCTAATCATTCTTCACAACAACGACCTACTGCTAGGCCGAGAAGAGATGAACCGTTTAACCCGTTTAATATGGGTGGAAGGTAATGTCTGATTTAGAGCAACTTAATTTTGAACATCAAATGGATATGGAATTATCCAAAAATTCCTTTCCGTATTTTTTTCAGCAAGTGCTAGGTTGGGAGTTTGCTAAACACCAAGAAGAATGGCTAGAACTAATGAACACTACACAAAGAAGTGTAATTATTTGTTCAAGAGGTCATGGTAAATCTGTATTCATGCATAGTTGGGTTGTTTGGAATTTGATTTTTCAACCTCCTCCATATCAAATGCTATACATTTCTTCTAACCAAAAACAGACTATGGTTCACATGAGGGACATAGACAAAATGTTCAATCACCCAATGCTAAAGAAATACAAACCTGCAAGAGGTTGGGCTATTGGAAACATTACTCTAACAAATGGCAATCAAATCTTAGAGCGTTCTGTTGGTTCACAGATTCGTGGACTTCACCCTCAAGAGATTATTATTGACGACCCTTTGAAAGAATTTAGTATGTCAGGAATTCAGAAAGTCACTGATTGGTTTTACGGTGATATGATTCCTACACTACATCATTCTGCTTCACTAAGAGTTATTGGGACACCATTTAGTTATACAGATATTTATGCTCAGTTGTCTGAAAATGCAGCATATACTCTTAGAACCTATCCTTGCCTAAATGCTCTTAATGAACCGTTATGGCCAAGTCGTTGGGATTATGATTCATTGATGGCGAGAAAGGCTGAAATAGGTTCTCTTAAATTTACTAGAGAATATATGTGTGTGCCTATTTCTACAGGAACTTCTTTGTTTAACCCTGAGCATTTAGAAGGTGCTAAGAATAAAGATTTAGTTTTGAAGCCGTTGAAGCGTGAAGGCTACAAATACTTTGTAGGCGTAGACCCTGCTATATCTACAGATGGCGACTACAATGTAATTACTGTATTAGAGATGGACGAGAATGAAAACAAATCTATTGTCTATATTGACCGAGCAAAGAATGTAGAGTTTAGAGAAAACATACAGAAGGTAAAACTCATTGGTCAAATGTTTAGGCCTGAAGTTATCTTGTTTGAAACAAATACTTTCGCTAAATCATTTACTCAAGAATTAAGACAAGTGGCTGACTTGAATGTTCATGACTTCAACACCACTAGAAGAAAAAAGCAAGAAATTATTTTGAATCTACAGATGACTCTAGAAAATAATAAGATGAATTTCCCATACGGTAATGAGGAAAGTAGAAGGACGACTTCTGCCTTAATAGAAGAAATGTCTATGTTTGCTATTACTGAACGGGGTAAATTTGAAGGAGTAGGCGCACACGATGACATGGTAATGAGTTTGGCTTTGGCGAATGCGGCTACTTACCAATCCAACGACAATTTCATATTGCTAGATGATTTAGGGTTGTTTGGTGATGATAAACCGCAAACAAGAAACGCTATCGGTTTAAATTTCTAAGGTGATAAAATGACAGAACAGGCTGACAAATACAGGCAAGCGGCACAACAAATGCAAAGACTTGCTGAACTTGATGAAGAAGAAGCCGAAGTCAAAGAGTCTGTAGAGAGAGAACTAGATACTGAACTAAAAGGAACGCTTACTCATGTCATGTCTGAACATGAAGAAATCACCAAACTATCTATAGAAAGAAACATCAATGCTACAGAAGCAAGAAAACAACTCAACAGTTTTCCTAGTGAATACATGGTTCAAGACCAAACTATTCCCGACCTAGTTAAGAAAATGAGAAAGGCTAGGAGAGAACTCAAAGGAGAACAAAGAGAAAAAATGTCTAAGGCAATAGACACTATGATTAATGCTTATGCTGACCATCTACAGAAATGTATCAAATCTATTTCTTGGCTTTCACCATACACTCCTGCTCTTTTACAGATGAGGTTTAATGAAAAAGACCTGCATAAACTACACAAAATGAAAGATGCTGAACTAAGAAGAGAAACAGTAGATGCTTTGTGTAAGTATTGGGAATTAGATTTGGAACAACAAGGAATGGCCTACTCCCAAGAATACAGTCAAATCCATAAAGAAATGAGAAGTGCCAAGAAATCTTTTAGAGATGCCCTCGCTAAAATTACAGACCAATCAATTACTAAGACTAAGAAACAAAGACAAGAGGATTTTATTCTAAAGGCAGTTTGTGAAAATCAAGGAATAGGTGCAAGAGAAATCCATGAAAAAATGCCTACTCCTCTTTTCAAAATATCTTCTCCTAATATGATTTCTAAGATGGTAAAGAAACTAGATATTGTTTCATCTAATGGAGCATATTACAAAATGCCATCTATGATGAAAAAGAATATTTGGGCCTACTGTGCTGCTTTTATTGACTCAGATGGCTATATCACACTTGACCGCAATATGAATCCTAGAGTGGGGTTAGTTGCCACAGGAACTAGAGGCCGAGCATTCATGGAAGAAATGCATAAGTCAATTGGTTTTGGTCGTATGCACTTAGACCAAAAATCACCACAAGATACTAGACTAATTAACAGGCTTAATTTTTATTCACAGGACGATGTGACAAAATTGCTAACAAAATGCTTGCCGCATTTTAGGCTAAAGAAAGGTAATGCTGAACTACTATTGGAATTAATACGAATGAAAAAATCTTACAAGAAGGCTGATTGGTATAAGAGCCGTTGTGATGAAATTTTCAAACTAATGAAGTGGGAGAATCATAAAGACCATGTAGGTTTTGATTGGCTAAAAGAAGGAATTTATTTAGATGATATTCAAAAATACAAAGACAACTGTAAAATGTCTGTGATGGACGAACTAGAAAATATTGGTGGGATTATTGCTAAATCAGAAGAAGAAATGGAAAGAAAAGGACTCTCTTGGTTTGCTAAAGGAGATAACCCCAAGAAATTCTTGTTAGATAAAGACGGTGTTCGCCATGCCGCAGGTGTAGCAGTTTACAAAGGAGATAAGATTCTAATTGTTGAGCGTTCTCCTGAAGAAGATACAATGATAGGTCTTTGGGAATTTGCAGGTGGTAAAATAGAAGAACTTGATGAGTTTAATGAAGATGGAACTCCTGATGCTGAAAAAGTCTGTATGATTGAAGCAGGTGAAGAACTAGGATTATTCAAGAAACCCTCTTCTAAAGTAGGCGTTCACTTTGATAAGAATATGACTCCACCAAAGAAATATCACTGCTTTAGAGTAGATGTAGAAGAAGAATGGAATCCTACATTATCTTTTGAGCATAGTGATTACAAGTGGATAACCATTGAAGAACTAAAAGCATACCCCGATAATCAAATGAGCCACCATGTTAGGTTCTTAGCGAGCAAGTTGTGAGTATAATGGATATAGAAATTTATGAAGTTGGGCCGAGAGATGGCCTACAGAATAGTAAATTCTCTATGTCTACAAATAATAAAATTAGTTTGATTAAGGAACTATACTATGCAGGTTTAGAAGATATGGAGATTGCTTCATTTGTTCACCCTAAGAGAGTTCCTAATATGGCTGATGCAGAAAAAGTCTTTGAAGCCACAGAAGATTTAGGCGACTTTGGAGTTCTTATTCCTAACAAGAAAGGATTTGATAGAGCAACAGAAGTAGGAGCAAAAAAGATGAATGTATTTTTTTCTGTTTCTAAGGAATTCAATAAAAGAAATCTTAACATGAGCCTACAAGATAAGTTTGAAGAATTAGATGAAATGCTAATAGACATAGATAGAAAAAATGTAAGAGCATATATTTCCTGTGCTTTCGGTTGTCCTTTTGAAGGCAAACCACAAGAACATTCTCTCAAAGATGCTATGTTAAAAGCAGACTACTTGGCTGAAACAGTTGTATTATGTGATACAATAGGAGTCGCACACCCTACACAAATGGTTCAGACTCTAGAATTAACTAGAGGATTGAATGCTGATATTGCTTTACATCTTCATGAGAATCCAAAGATAAGAAGAAATATTTTTGATAATGTAAAAGTGGCGGCTGAATGGGGAATCACTAAATTTGATTCAAGCATTAATGGATTAGGGGGTTGTCCTTTCATACCTAATAGTGGCAGTAATCTTTCTACTAATCAATTAATTCATTGGGCGGATAATAATGGATATGAAACTAATGTGGATATAAGCAGTTTAGATTATGCTACTCAGTTAGTTAGAAACTTAGAGCGTGGCGTTGCCGTTCCCGAAGCATTCATAACAGAAGCCAAGCCTGTTGCGGAATAGGGGTGTTAGTCTATGGTTGAGGAAAGAAGACGATTTAGCGTAAGAAACCTGTTTAGGCGTTCTACTCCCAAACCTGCCGATAGAAAAATCTTCAACATAGGCATTCAGGAAAGGCAACAAGCAAACCTAATGACTGCTCCGATTATCTATCATTTAGTTAATCAGTCTGTTATTGCTAGGACTTGTATTACTCAACTTAAACAGGAAATTTTCCGTAGAGGATATGTTTGGGAAAAGGCATACGAAGCAAGATGTAATAATTGTGGAAAGGAACACCAAAGGCCTGTTTCGGAATGTTCTAGATGTGGTTCTACTGACTTAAGAACTCCTGATGTAAAGCAACTAGAATATGCTGAAAAATTTATAGAGGGTTATGTCAATAAGGCTGAACAACTATTCATTGATGTTCTTAGAGAACTTGAAGATGATTTGAATATCATGGACGATGCCTATATTGTTCTAGTCAAAGAATATTTTATTGATGGTAATGGTAAAATTAGAATGCATAGAATCAAGGAAGTCTATAGAGGCGACCCCGTGACAATGGCTATTTACACCGATGAGTTAGGACAAAGAGGAACAAAGGGATTTACTTGTGTCAATCATAGAGGTATGTTATCAACAGAACCTCATGATAACTGCGAAGAATGCGGGGCAAATCTATTTCCTGTTCATTATGTAAATAGAGTAAATGGCCAAGACCAATACTTCCTCAAGGGAGAAGTCTTACATTTTAGTAAATATAATCCTTCTAGATTGTATGGTCTTTCTCCAATTATTACTCTTTACAATAACATAATGACACTAATTGCTATGGAGAATTATGTCAATTCTTCATACACAAAGAGTCGTATGCCAAAGGGATTGTTGGCTGTTCAAACTCGCAACATGGAATCCATGAAATCTTTTTGGAGAGCAGTTAAAGAAAAGATGGAACAAGACCCGCACTTTATTCCTGTTATGGGTATTGAAGCCGAGAACGGTAAGGGTGCAGTTGAATGGATTAAGTTCATGGATAGTCTAAAAGAAATGGATTATGTTTCTGTTAAAGATGATTTAAGAGATAGGATTTCAGCGTTTTATGGTGTAAGTAAAGTCTTCATGGCTGATAATACTACAAGCGGTGGATTAAACAATGAAGGTATGCAAATTCTTGTCACCAATAGAGCCGTTCAAATGGCACAAAATGTTTACAATAATTATGTATTCCCATTCCTAATTAAGCAATTTGGAATTACTGATTGGAACTTAAAACTCCCACCAAGCGAAGAAGAAGATGAAATAGCGGTATTAAGAAAGAGAGAGATTGAAGTTAATATTGCGGCTTCTACTAAAAATTTAGGATTTGAAGTTGATATGGACGAAGATGGCCAATTTACTTTTAAGAAACCTGAACCACAAGAACCAAAAGAAGGCGAATCTTCTCAAGAAGGGGAAAAAGTTGAATTAGACCCATACGCAGGAACTAATATAGACGCATCTCAAATGGGTCAAATGCAAGAACAAATGATGAGCAAACCACAAGCAAATCCAGCAACAACAAGAAATAAACCATCTATGAATCAAGGGCCGGATAAAAGATTAACAGGATTACCACTAGAAGCAGGAAATCAAAATAATGACAAAAGAACAGAAAGGAGAGTCGGTTAATATGACAGAAGACAGTAGACAAAAAGAAATTAGACTAAGAAAAGAATTAGCGCAAGTCAAGGCACTTAACGCAAATAAAGATTCAAAAGTAAGAAAAACAAAGGATATGTCATTGGGAGGATTACCTCCTGATACTTCTCATAAAGCAATTCCATCAACTGCTAGTCCTGATGTAGTTTTACTTCCTCCTATGAAAAGAAAGAAGAAAGAGAACATTCCATTTTAAGGTGATTAAATGTTATTTGAATTATCTAAAAATAAATCCTTGAAGGCTATTCTTTTGAAGGCTGATTTAGATAATGATACTATGGCATTAGTTAAATCAGATGCATCTATTTCTGAAATAAAAGATTCTCTTATAGAAAACATTAGCCCTGAAAATATTGTTTCTTACAGGAAATATATTGCTAAAGCAGAAGATGAATTTAGAGAAGAAGAAGAACTTGATGCTGAAAGAGCAGAACAAATGTCAGAAGCGGAACAAGCCGCACAAAATCCAGAAGAAAGAGAAAGAGATGATACTTCTGCTGAACAAGCAGGAGATTTGTCTGCTGACTTAGAAGATAAACCAAAAACTAGAACTTCTAAAGATAAAGAATATTCTAAATTCAATAGAGAAATAAAAAAGATTGAGAAGTATCTAAAGGCTACAAAGGCTATGGTAGAGAATGTTCAAGGAAGAAGGGATAATGAAGAACCATCAGGATATTCCTTTGAAGGACAAAACGCATACGCTAATACTTTTAACTCACAGGCGGAATCCAATTCTTATCTTAATCTAATGAAACTTCTTGAGAAAGAACCTACTTATCTATCTAATAAATATAGAAAGCACTACAATGCCGCAGGTAATTTCATGATAAATGCTACTTCTGACAAAGAAGGCTCAGGTAGAGAAATCAATATTTCTGAATTAACTCAAGAGTTGATAAATACATATGATGCTAATTTGACAGGTTCAGATATGACACTCAAACAGGCTTTTATTCGCTTACATACTAATACATGGAAGAGGCAACCTACCGCATACAAAAATATTGGAAGATACAAAAAGGATATTCAAAGGGCTATTGCTAGAGTAAGAGATATGCCTATTCCTGATGAAGACCAAGAAAAAGCAGTTAAGACTCTCAATAGAATAAGAAAGCATACTGATAGTTTAGTCCCTAAATTGGAATACATTGGAGAAGTTATTATTGAATTAGAATCCATACAAGAACAAGGGGAAGAAAAAATAATTGCTAGAAAGGTGCAAAAACTTGTTGATGCTGTTAAAACACTAAGCGAAACTAAGGTTTCTAATATACAAGAAGACTCCGAACTAGGTAAAAAACTTAGAGCAATCAATCAAGATTTAATTGATATTAGAAATAATCCTAGTAAATATATTGAAGAAGCCACTAGAGAATTAGCGGAAGATATTGATATTGAAAGAGTCAAACTTGAAAAGGTCATTGGAGAAATTGATAGAGTTGTTCAATATCAGCCTGAACTACAAAGACTTACTGAATTATTTTATAGAATGTCTAGAAGGTCTACAAGACCCGAAGGAAATACTCTTGCTGAAAGAAGACAAATTAAGGAATTAGTAGAAAGAAGGGATAGTCAAGTCAAAAGATATTTTCAAAGAGTAGTTAGGTATCTAAATACCATTGATACTAAAACAAAGAAAATGTCAAGCATTATTGATACTCTTGATGAAAGAGAAGCGGAAGAATTCATGGATTGGATTAGCGGTGAAGCAGGACAAAGACCTGCTAGAACAACTCAAATAGCGATTGAAGGAATTGAACTAATAGAAGGGCTAGATACTTTCAATAATAGTGATATTAGAACTCTTGATAGGCTAGGAGCAGAAATAGAAACTGCCTATGAAAATGTTGAACAATTTACAAATTCTTTAGAAAGAGAAATGGGAAGACAAATTATTCGTGATGATAGAACAGACGAATATAGACTAGTGGAGGGAAGAAGATGACATGGGATTTTTATGAAGATGGAAGAGAAATTTCTTTCAAGAAAGAAGACAAAGCCCCTAAAGAAATACTAGATTCTTTAGATGCAAAGCAAAAAAAGCGGCTAAAGAAAACACTTCAAGCATCTGAACCCACAGAATTTTTTGGTCAAGACTTTACTAAACTAGGAGAACTTATCTCTATGATGAAAGATTTAGACTTGACTAAATCAGATAAGAAACTAAACAAAAAGATGAAGTCTATGGACGAGCGCAACATTGATATTGTCGCTACGGCTACGAAACTTCGTAAGGAGTATGAATTACTTTACCGTCAATTATATGATTTAGTATATCCAAAGAAAAAGAAGTGATATTTATGACAGAAGAAAAAACGATTAATGAAGAAATGCTTGAGATTGTAAAGGCTTTGTCCGATAAGGTTGAAGCATTAGAGAAGATGATGTATGCTAAAGATAGCCTACTAATGAAAGCAGGTTTGGTAGTGGCTGAAAGCCCAACTCCATCAATGGATAATTCTAGTGGTGGAATTACTGATGTATCTAATATGGATTGGTCTGAAATTCATAAGATGGTAGAAAGAGCAGGAGGAAACTAATATGCCTGAAAGAGTAACGAAAGAAGAAAGAATCATTAGCATGGTTATTGAAAAAGCAAGAGAGGCAAAAGAGATTCTATACCAATCAATGTATGATGGTAATGTTTTCCCTATGGAAGATGAAAGCGAAGCCGTAAAGGTAAAGCGTCCAAAGGCTGAAAACGATAAAATCAAAATCAAAAACAATGAAGGCACTCATTCAGGCTATGGTCTAGCAGGTGAAGTAACTGAATTTAAGAAAGCAGTTGCTATTCTAAAACAAATCCTAGAATCCGATTATGATGATAACCCTGTATTGAATAGAGAAAGGGCTGATAAAGCAAAGAAAGAAATGGAGTCTGCATTAAAAGAATTAGATATGATGCGACAAGACTACGAACAAGGTAAATTAGATGAAGTTAAGTTTATTCAAGGAGCGCAAGAAAGACTCCGTGAAGCAACAAAGAATATGCAAATCACAGAAGATGCAAAAAACAAACCTGTTCCACTTCTTCCAAAGACTCAACAATACCGCTAAGTAGGTGGTATCGTTGAAGTTGGCTAATATTGAAAAAGACAAAATGCCCTCAGAAGAAATTTTGAGGCTATTTGAAAAAACAAGAGTAGCCTATCTTTCTGCTAGAACAGACCCCGAAGAATACGGGGGTCGTTGGAGAAATGCAGTTGAAATGATTAGAGAATCTTATGGTGAATTAGATGCCGCAGGTAAAGAAATGAAAAATTTCATTGACGAAGACCTTGTAGATTCTAAAGAAGCAAAAGACCCTAAAAGCCCACAGGCTAAGTCATTATATGAGGGAATTAAAACTCTAAGGTATAAATCAGATTTAGTTGAAGACCCATTCGCTAAAAGATTTAAAGGGAGTGTCTTAGAGGAATTAATGTCTAATCCAGAAACGATGATGAAATTCGTGCATTATGCTTTAAGAAACGATAATAAAGCACTTTCTCCTGAACTATTAGCAATCAAAGACATAGAAAAAGACGATATTACGGAGGGTCTTGAGGGTCTTGACCTAGAATCGGACGATATTTCCCTCTACATTATTGAGCATTATGGAGATGGAAAAGACTCAAAGAAGGTTGAGAAGAAAGTCAAGGCCGCTATGGAAATGCTTGACCTCTTGCTTTTGTCAAGGCATAGTGAAGAATATGTTGAGGACTTGAAAGACATTGAACAGAAGTCCGACTTCCAAAAGACCGACAAGAAAAAGGCTGAATCTGATTTTATTATTCCTAACAAACCAATGTATCGTATCTTTGACATAGAAGATATGAAAGAATTGAAAGGATTTAGTGGGACTTGGATTGTTCAAGAAAAATACGATGGAATGAGAATTCAACTACATAAGATAGACAACAATATCAAAGTGTTTTCCTATAATGAAAAAGACATTACAGACAAATGTAAAGAACAAGTTGAAGAACTAAAAGAAAAGAAATATGGAGATTGTATTCTTGACGGTGAATTGATTTTGTTTGATGGTGATGAGCCATTACATAGAGCAGATACTATTGCTCATGTGTTTAAAGGAAAATATCCTGATGCTAAACTAAGGTGTCATGTGTTTGATATTATGCGACATAATGATGAAAACTTATTAGATGAACCACTAGAAAAAAGAATCACTACTCTCTTTAACAATTATTCTTCTCATTCTACTGATGCTATCAATTTCCCCTCTAAGAAAGATACAAGAGAAGCCGATAATCTAGAAGACATTGAAGAATATTCTAAGAAGATAATGGAGATGCCTACTTCTGAAGGTGTAGTTATCAAAGATATTACTTCTACTTACTATGTCGGAACTAGAAAGAATCCAAAGTGGGTTAAGTGGAAGAAGTTTGTAGATTTAGATGTAGTTGTCTTAGATAAGAAAAAGACCAAGAGTAATTTATTTTCTTATACTGTCGGTGTTGATATTGGAGCAACAGATAAAGAAGGAAAATACATCAAAGAAGTAGATGGTAAAAAATTCATGGAAGTGGGTAAGGCACTGAATACTAAAATTAATGTTGATGTGGGCGATATTATTAGAGTTAAGGTTGATGAAGTAAAAAGAACAGGAGATAGATATACTTTGTATTCAGCAAAAGTTATAGAAGTTCCTGAAGTTGATATGCCTGATAAAGAAATAACACTAGAGTTGCTTTCACAAGATACAAAGAAATCACTCAACTACGATGTTAAAGCATTAGAAAAAGGAATATCTATCACAGATTATATTCATGGGGAAACTAATATTATCATAAAGTCAGACATGGACGGGTTCACTATCTATGGGTTTGAGAAAGATAACCTAATGTCAAAGAATGCTCTCAAGGATTTAGATATGTGGAAGTCTAAGGCCGAAGAAATCATGAAGACAAAACAATCTGAACTAACTGTTGCTATCTTTAATCTATTAAGAGATAAAAATGGTTTAACTCCAAAAGCCCTACATAATCTACTAGTCAAAGAAAGACCATCATTGTATGAAGATGTATTGGAATCAGAATATTCTAAACTAAAAGAGTGGGCTGAAAATAGAGAAGGTATTTCGTTTGATGATAATAAGTTAATCGCTGATAGTGATAAGATATATCAGGAAGATGAAATTAAAAAATACAAAACTCCTGATGAATACAGAAAGGGCGAATTCAAGATTTACGCTAGAAAAGACGACCTAATCAACATAGTCATGAAGTTAGGTGATGAAACTATTAATTGGTTAGTTGATATTGAAAGTGATGAAGAGTTGTTTGATTTGTTTGGTAAAGCAGGTAAATATCCTGCTCAAGTAGCAAACAACTTTGAAAGAGAAAAGGTGATTGATAGCGGAGAAGTTGAATTAGGTGTTCAAAGGCATGGCTATCATGAATACTTCCTTAAAGGAAATAAGTTTGAAACTAAACTGCATATCCGTGTAGTTCCTGTTAAAGGCCAAAAGATGTGGTTGGCTTGGACGGGATATAAGCAAGAACCTGCTGATAAAGAATCAGATAAAGGAGTATGGAACATATATGAAGATAGGTTCAAGGATAAGGAAATACCGTCTAATTAGTGTGTTCTTTATATAGTGGAATTGTAAAGGGAGAGTTGAGGAGAATGGTTTCTGCGGTAATGGCAACAACAACCAATGATTTCAGAATCCTGAAAAGCCAAGATAATCTGATGATTGGGGGATATGCAAGCATAGAGATTGTTGATAAGCAAAATGATTTAATCACACTTAAAGCACTACAAGAAGCAGTAATAAAATACATGGAGAACCCTAAATTTAGAAATGTAATGACAAACCACTCAAATGTTCAAGTCGGGGAAGTAGTAGAATCATATAGAGATAAAAATGGAAAAATATGGAAAACCGAAGTAGATGATGTGGGATTCTTTGTAGTAATTAAATTAAGAGATGATATAGAAAAAGCCAAAGAAATAGGAAGAGGCGTAAGAAAAGGTTCATTGAGGAGTTTTAGCATTGGAGGACAGGCAATACAGAAAGTAAAGAAAAGCCACCCTGAACTAGGACAATACAATGAAATAAGCAAACTAGAATTACATGAGGTTACAATCTGTGAAAAAGGAATCAATCCCGAAGCAAAGTTTGACATTTTAAAGCAAGACAAAAAAGAAGTGAGCAATATGAGTAAAATTGAGAAAGCACTAGAAGAGTTAGATGCGCTAATGGCGGAAGTCAATACTCTTCGCAAAGAAGAAGAAGAAAAAGGCGAATATATGGATATGCCCGATGAAGAAAAAATGGGCGATATGCACGAAAAAGAAGACGAAGAAGAAAAGGGTGGCTACTCCGATGAGGAAAACAAAGCAGTTGTTTCTACTCTAGACGGAGCAGGTGTTGAAATTGGAGAACCTGCTGATAGAGTAATCATTGAAAATGGAAACCCAAAGGCATCTGATTTGCCTGTTGTTAAAGCATTTGACAACAACGAATTGGAAACTCTTGACTTGTCCGTTGGAAACATTGAGAAGGCTTACGAGGCTTTCCGCCAAGAACAACTAGAAAAGTTGGCATACGACAACCTACAAAAGCAATTTGAAGCCCGATTTGCACAAGAAGTTTCTCATAAAGAGAATGTTCTCGCAAAGGCTCAATATGATGCACAAAGCGAAATTGCTTCTCTAAAGGAAGAATTTACTGCACTACGCAAGTCTTTGACTGCTGAAAAGGAAACAATCCTAAAGGCTCAAGAAGACGCACAAATTTCTCTACCGTCTATGGACGAATTGGCCGAAATGGATTGGTCAGATATTCATAAGATGGCCGGAGGATTTAATTGAAGGTGATATTATGAGTTATGTAAACACAATAGCAGATTTAGAAGCAAGAACTTACGGATTGACAGGTGCAACAGGTTTTAACAATCAATTGTTGAAGTCTAATGGCGCAATTGCAGGACTTCATGCGGGTCATGCAGGTCAATCAGCAGGAGCAGATTTGGGAACAGGCACTACTGCCGCAAATGTAAATGCTCTTTACAACAAGATTTACGGCCAAAAAGTTTGGTCTATGCTAAATAGAGAGTGTAATGCTCTTTCAATTATTTCAAAGAGGCCATATACTTCTAGCGGTTGGAGAATTATGACTTCTCGCCCTACAGGTGGAAGCGGTAATTTCCTAGCAGTTTCAGGAAATGCTGACAATACAGACGGTGATGGTGTTGCTTTAGCGGCAGGAACAGGAGCAGGTCAAATTGGAGGAACAACTCCTAGAGCAGATGGTATTGGTGGTGTTCCTGAAAACGCTAAACTTGATACTGTTGCTGATGGTCTAGTTTCTCTTGCACCTGAATATGACACACTATTTACAAGCCCAAAAATTATTGCACATCAATTTGATTTCAGCGAATTGGCTATGGAAATGGCGGCAATTGATGATGGAATTGGCGATATTAGAGCGCAAATGCGTGAAGATATGGGTAAGCACCATGCAGAAGTTCAGAACAAGATGCTAGTTATGCCTTTAGAATTTTATATTGGTGTTGATGGTGGAAGCACATCTCTAGCAAATCTAGATAGAGGATATACTTCTCTATTGAAGGTTGTTTCTTCAAATGCTGAAATAACTGCTATGGCTACTGATGAACTGTATACAGGTGGAACTGCGGGTCAAACAGTTGATGACGCAGTAGGAGATACTATGAAAACTCTTTACGGTAAGGAAAGAGGAGCAACCACAGGTTATCTAGATTCTCAAGTAGACTTTGGAGCAGATTATACTGCCGGAAGCCAAGCGGATTTAACTCTAGCAAAGATTAACAAAATGCTAAGACTACTCCGTGAATCTGGTGGTTCACCAAAGGTTATTCTAACAGGATATGATACTATTCAAGCACTCGCTGACCTACTACAGGCTCAAGAGAGATTCATGGATAGAAAGGAAATTGTCCCTACCGTTAATGGTGTTAGAGGAACAAAAGGTCAAGAAGTCGGATTTAGAGTTTCAACTTACTACGACATTCCTTTGATTCCTGTATCGGCTATGAGCCAAACAGGACAAGGAACTGCCACTAAACTAAGTGATATGCTATTCCTTGATACAGACCATTTGTGGCTATCTGTTATGAAACCAACTCAATACTTTGAAGATGGTATTAGCAACGGAAACCCATTCGGTGTCGGCACTCTAGGAAACAAGGCTCTTTACAGAACAATTGCGGAAGTTGGTTGTTCTTACTTCAAGGGTCAAGGTAAGATTACTAACCTAAAGTGAGGCTTTCAAATGGTTTCTGTGATTGTAGCAGAAAGCGCAACCATTGAATATACGGAAACTCCTGCGGGAAGGATTACAAAAAATCGTTCCCAAAGGGTTTCTGTTCAATGGGCTTTACCTAGATTGAATAGTGTTGATGTAATGTTTACATTTGAGGAATCAGATAGAGAAGCATTAAACGCATTAACACCTAATCAACTACAGTTAGCCACTAAAACAACGGGTAAGGATATTTCCACACACGCTGAATTAGAGGCATTGTTGCTTCCTGCTAAGAAAAAGGCAAAGCCAAAACCAAAGGCCGCAAAACCAAAAACAACTAAGTCTGAACCTAAAACCCCTCAAAAAGAGGAATAAGGTTAAGAAGTAGTTGCAGGTTTGAAGGTTTGACGGAGGAATGTCTATGGTTGGTTGTAGAAGTAGTGGTCTAATAACAGGCGCAACTGAGGTAGTTGTTTCAGGACAGATAAAACTAATTTCTGTTCACGGGGCAAATGATACCAATGCGGCAATAACGGCTTCTATTTATGATAATACTTCGGCATCAGGAAAAATAGTTGCTAGACTAACAGTTCCCGCTAATAGTAGTATGGAATTTGATATGCATGGAGTCCTATGTAAATTAGGACTTACAGCAGTTGTTCCTGCTGACCTAGACATTACCGTTGAATATATTTGAGGTTTTTAATATGGCCGTCTTAAGCCAAGATACTAGACTAGTTATGACTATATTGTTCGTAGGAGCATTAAGCGGAGCAAATGTATTTGCTTATGCTCAATTCGGAACAGGATTCCCTTATGGCCCAATGGCGCATTCATTCCTATTTGGTTTAGGAACGATTGGTGCAATTATGGTTATGAAGGCATTGTTTGATTTAGCACTCAACGATAAGATAGAAATGTGGCTACTTGATAGAAAGATAGCGGCATTTTGGGAAAGAAAGGCTAGAGATGAACAACAACGCCAAAAGATGCGTGAAAGTGCTAGACAATACAATACTAGTTTTTACGCACCACCAACGCAAGAAGATGAAAATACCGTTGGTAATGAGTTTTTAGCCGCCCTACAGTAAGGGGTTGGTTAAGTGGTGGTTAGCGACCTACTAGGGTTTTCTGATTCTGATTATGCATATAATCAATCTAGAGCGCATTCTGCTGATATTTTCTTTTTGAAAATGAGAGCGTGGTTTTGGGGAGGATTCTCTACACTTGCTATGTTTCTAATTGGAAACATTATGGGAGTCTTTGACATTAACATAATGGGTTGGATTATTGACGCAGTAAAGGGGTTATGGGGGCATTGAATTGTCCTTAATGACAGGCTTTGCTATATTAGTCGGTGAAGCAATAATTGGTTTTTGGAAGAAAGTTCATGCTATTAATTTTGGAGTCTATGGTGCAACAATGGTTGGTAAAACAACATTAAGTCATCAATTAAGAACAAGAGGAGAAGTTCCTACTATTCAAGAAAGAACGGTAGGATTACACAGGGCTTCAAGAAAAAATGTTAAAATAGATGGCGACTCCCATACGATTAAGAGTGCTGATATTGGAGGAGAAGCAGTTTATTGGAAAGAATGGGTAAAAGATATGCAAGGGCGTAAAGTCAAATATGTTATTTTTATGATAGACCATAGACATTTAGATAATGAAGCAAATCTAGACCATCAAGTAGCGTGGAAATTTTTAGTAGATACAATATGTGCAAATAATTGGCCAACAGGTAGAAGAAAAAAAGAAGCGGATTATCCAATGGCAGTAGGAATATGGGCTAACAAATTTGACATATGGGGAGAAAAATATCCATTAGAAGAAGGAGAATCAATAGAGAAGCATAAGATTTTTGCACCTTTTACATACGGAATGCGACAATTAAACGACAAAGGAATACCATGTTTCAAGTATATAGTATCAGCGAAATCAGACCCCGAAATGGTATATAGAGGCGTAATGACGATGATAAAAGATTATTGAGGAATGAAAGATGTATCAGCAACCGAATATTATAGGACAAAGCACACCTAACCCTGCTCTTGCTTATGGAATGACACCATTACAAATGGCTAGAGCAAGTGGTATAGTTCAGGAATACAAGTTTATGGCTATCAAGCCTAAGAAGCAACAGAAAGAATTGATTAGAGTTTTGAAAGCAGAACCTAAGAAGTTGCTTTTCATTAAGTATGGAAAGAAATTCAATCTAAAAGATAGATGCGTAGTTTGCGGAATGCATCATGTATGGGAACAAGGAGATTACATGAGGCCACCTATTCCTTTAGATGGAGTAGTAAAAGGTAGACCTTTAATGGGAACATACTGCCCTAAACACGCTGCTCATTTTATGCAACTAGAAATGCTACAACAACAGATACTAGCAGATAAACATGGATTAGAGTTTAAGCGATTTATTCCTAAAACACCTAAGATATTGAAAAGTGGCCCAATTAAGAATTTAAGCAAAGAAGATATTATATCTCTAACTGCGGCAGGTTATTTTATTAAGCCACCCACATTAGGAGATAATAGGTCAGCCACTAACGAAGCAATAGAAATTGTTGGGGAGATTAATATATTAACAGATAGACTAAATTTTCTTATGATTAATCAAGGCGTAAAACCTCAAAATACCGATAACAAAAAGGTAAAAGAAACTAAAGAAGAAGAAGTGGAGGAGTAAATATGGGACTATTAGGAACAAGTAATGGAACAGTTTTGGGCGCAGTTCAAGCACAAGGCGACCAACAATTCAAATCAATGAATAATCTATTGTCTTTACAGGAAAACCATGTAGAAGAATTCTTCCAATATCATGGTGAAATGTTCCTTAATGCTCTAGAAAAACTCATGGAAGATGTTATTGAAAGAGTAGTTTCACAGATGCTAGGTAAACTACAATTTACTCAATCAGGAAATACTATCTCAATTAATGCTGATGCTATGAGAGAATTTGAGAGAATTACTCAAGAAAATATTGATTTAGATATTCAAAAGATTCTAGGTGCGGCTATCAATACAGAAGTAGTAATGCAAAGAAAGATGGCTAAACAACAATATCTAGAATCTCAAGGATTTAGTGGCGGAATGGCTCAACCAACCGCAGGTGCGGCAATTGCAGGACTAACAGGTAATATGCAACAATACAATCAAATGCAGGGTGCTATGAATAATGGTAGTGGTTATCCTATTCCTCCTAGTGGAACAGATGGTTATGGTCGTCCATATTGGATAGATGCTCAAGGCCAAATGTCTTACGAACCTCCACAAAGCGGATTAGGTTTAGGTAGTGCCATACAGAAAGGTGCGGCTTGGGCTAAATGGCTAATGTGAAGGTGAGTAGTTTTGGAGGACATATCGTTTGAATGGGGAACAATCCCTAAATCTTTACCTGCGGATAAAGAAGAACTTAAGCAACAATTAGAACAATATCTAATTCCTGCTCAAGGAACAAAATCAAACGAAAGATTCCTAACAAATCTAAGAATAGCAAAAAGGTCTGCTAGAAGAAAAGACCAAGAAGATTTGCTTATGCAACATATAGATGCTATGTTTGATGAAGTAATGTCAGGTAATGCGTATAATTTTCTACAAGAAGGAGAAGGATTCAATAGGCTTCTAGAAAAAGACCCTAGCGGTAAAGCAAAACAAAAGAGCAAAGAGGAATTAATGAAAATTACTCTAGCACAATTAGCCAAAGACAGTCAAATTACCAATGATATTGTTGGTTTTTCTTTTATGAGATTTGGTAGAGATTTAGATAAGATTCCTCCATTTCCTTTCTTAAAGAAATTCAAAGATATTGGTCTTGAGGGAGAATTTGTATTTAGAGAATCTTGGTCTGAAAAAGACCAAATGCCTAGCGGGAACTATTCTTACAGTTCAAGCAATAATAAAGATGTAGAACATAATGCCGTTATTGAAATCCCTCCTGAATCTGCTGAAAAAATAGCCGATGAAAAATCAAAATACATTAAAGAGAAAGGAGTTAGGTCTGCTAGATATATTACTAAAGGACATTCTAAAGCAAAAGTCATGAGAAAACTCTTTGATTTCCCTATACAGATAAAGGGATTAGAAGAATATCAAAAGAAAGCCTTTGATAGTATAATGGTTAGAGAGGGAGATAATCCTACAAGCATTACTAATTTGTTTGAAGGAGAAGAATTAGCAGCAGTAGCAGCCATGATAGCAGGAGTAAAGGCTGATAAAAGAAAAACTAACAAGAAGTTTTCTTATGACGGTAAAGAATATGACATAGTTTCCTTCGGTATTTACGGAGAAGGTAAGTCTAATTTGGGAACATTTAACGCTACTGCTCAGTTTGAACAACTACTAGAAAAGTGGGTTGAGTCAAATAAAGACAAGTTGTTTAAGCCTGTTGAAGAAATAATGAATGACTTAGAAACTGTAAAGACAGTAGTAGTGGAATGTAATGTAAAAACAACAACTCGTTCTAAGGGCAAATTCTTCAACTATTGGAAAAAGGCCGATAAAGCACTAAGAGATTCTAAGAAAGAAGGAAAGATTATCACAGACGATGAAGGTAATCCACAGTTTACAGAAATAGACGGTGAGAAGATTCCTATGCGTGAAGCAGTAGATAGACCTGATTTATTCTTTGAAGTATTTGATAAAGAAAAGGGCGAATATAGGCCTCTAACAAGAGCCGAAGCAGAAGAACTTGATAAGAATAAAGAATACAAAGTCAAAGAAGTTAGAGAAACAGATTCAGGTTTAGACCTTGTATCTATACGAAAGCCCGAAGACTTTGAAGACTTTGTAGATGTAGCAGAAGCATTACCTTTGGCTTTCATGAACGACAGTCTAGGACAGGCTAAATTACAATGTGAATACTTTGTCACAGGGCATGGTTATTTTGATTTCAGCCCATATAATAGAGGCGGTGGCTCTACAGGAATGAATAATCCTATCAAGACCCACATTGATAGATTCAAGGTTAGAGTAAGAAAACTAACTAGACAAGGAGTTTCTGTAGGAGAGTGATTAATTGGGAATTACTGCATCACCAAGCGACTATACAGAAATAAATCCTAACTACTCAGAAGGTAGAGGATTTTACACTAATGCTACAGAAGTCGCTAATATGCTACAGATTCCACAGTTTTCTGTTTCTACATATCCTACTCTTGCTCAAGTGGGTAATATTATCAAGAGAGTAGAGGGAATTGTAGACGATAAAGCAAAGCGTTCCTACAGGCCTATTCTAACAAAACAAGAGATTCATAGTTTTGAATACAGAAATGCACCGGGCTTTGTTCTTTATGGGGGATATGTAGGATTTGTTCAATTAACTAAGATGAAAGTTAGAAAAGTTGTTTCTCTACAAGTTTGGAATGGGAGTAATTATATTGAGATTGCTTCGGCTCAAGCAAAAATAAAACTTCTAGATAATTATAGGGACTTACATTCTATTACTTTGGAGTTGCCGAATAGTTCAATTTCTTTTACCATGAATAGTGAAAATGATATTTCCAATATCGGCAACGATGAGTTTTGTAATACCTTTGGCATTAAGACTACCAACGATGAAATTACTGCATTAGTGAATGAAGAATACCCAAAAACCTCACAATTTACTAACGCTACTGACGCAAAAGCCCTACTTGGAGTAGATTCTAATGGCCAAGCAACCACATTATCTGTTTCGGATTTCTTTTTTGCTCAAAAAGATACACAAGATGGAACTACAATATTCATTTCTTCTCTACTATCAGGAGATGATGGAACTGATTGTGTTATCAAAGTATCTACTAAACAGTCTTGCACCGCAAACGATACTACCACATTAACTGTAGTAGATTCTTCTAAATTATCTGTTGGTATGGAAGTTTCAGGAACAGGTATATCAGCAGGAACAACTATTTCTTCTATAACCAACTCCACTACTATTGAGTTAAGCGCAACTGCATCAGCAGGAACTAATACTCTAACATTTACTTCTTCATCAGGAATTAATGGTGCGTGTCAAGTCACTCCATTTACTGACAAAGAAACACATGGAAGGCTTAATGATTATTGGCTACTTGGAGAAGAAGGTAGAATCTTTTTCCTTCAAGAATACCCATATCATACCAATAACTCGGTTATCGTTTCTTTCTTAGCAGGTTCTTCAAGAGTTCCTTCTGCTATACATGAGGCCACAACTAAGTTAGTGTGTGCTGAAATTCTAAGACATGACGACCAAAGCGTTCTCATTACAGAAACAGGCGGAAATATATCTACCAAAGAAAAATATGATATTCTTCGTAAAGAGGGAATGGATATTCTAAAAGGAAAGAGCGATATTGTTTATCTTATCTGAGGCATTGTCATGATTGAAGCGATTGAAGAAATAATCAGAATCCAAGAAGAAAGAAACTTGGCTATGAAACAATTATCTGAAAATCTAGGAATAGATATTTCGTTTAGCGAAGAAGAACAGGCTAAATTTATACAAGAAGCAGTAGAGAAATATATTGAAGATAAGGTATTGGAGGGCATTGTAAAATGGACGAAGTTAGCCTAGTAATAGATATGCTGACCAATACGGATTCTTCTCTAGGTAAAACTTGGAGTCAAGCGACTCAAGAATTAGTTAATGAAGGAAAGATAAACGCTACACACGCTATTACTCCTGATATTATTGATATTAGAACTACTACTGCTAATAAAGGTGTTAGAGTTGATTTAAGCCGTTCACCTGCTACAATAGTTATATTTGAGGATTCACAGAATATAACTTATCCGACTATTCATTACGATATTAAAAATGAGGTTTATTCATTTACTATTCATATTAGAGTGCTTCATGATGAGCGTTCAGGATTAGATGCTTCATACGGCAAAGACAGGCTAAGGGCTATATACTTGATACTAACTAGAGTGGTTGAGAGTAATAGGCGAGGTTATACTGCATCAGATGGAACAAGATTTACACAATTCTTCTTAGGTTCTAGAAATGAAAGTAATGACCGAGCAAAAAGACTCTTTGGATATAAAATAAATTTAGAAGCAAAAAGACACGCAGTAAGTATTCCCTAGTAAGTAAGTTAGGAAGGGGGAGATTAATATGGCAAATACAGATATATTTTTAGGAAGCGGAACAAGTATAACATTTATACCAGAAAATGATATTTATGTTGGTGGAACACAAACAGGAGGAGGAGCATTTGATGGAACTAGTTTGAGTTCTATTGATGTAGATTCCGCCTTTACTACTAATTTTCTTTTAGTAAATAACCTATACACAGGTTGTTTAATTGAAAGATATAATGGTAATAATGCAAAACAAAGCACCCATAGAATACAAAGCAATACTTCTAATGCCATTACTTTTACTCCTTCCGTAGCCCCTATTTCAGGGGATTACTTCGTCATTAAATCATATGGCGCACCTGTTCCTGCTCCTTTAGCAGATACAACTGTAAAAAGACTACTTGCTGATGAATGGCTAGGAATTACTGAAACAGTTAGTTTCCCAACAACAGAAATAGAAAATAAGCCTGTTAATCTTTCATTGGGCGGAACAAGAAACATGACCTACCAATATAAGGGAATTACTAGTTTTTCAGGAGGTAGTATAGGAATCGTTGCTAATCATGGAGCATGGCTATATTACTTCTTAGGAAAATGCACAAATGTAAACGCTACTGCTTCGGCAGTTGGTGGTGGAACTCCTAGTATCTATGCAGTAGGTGGTAGTGCAGATAACAATAAAATCTTTATTGAAGGAACAGGAGTTTCAGGACTACCTGCAACAGTTGATATTGCAGGAGTTAGTGAAACAGGCCCACTTTTCCACAGAACAAATGCTGAAAAATTTAATCCTCCTGTTTCTCCTCATCTAAACACATTAGCGGATATGATAACATTAACACGCCCAAGTGGAACAACATCAATTACAGACGCAATCACCTATACCTTTGCAGAACAAAATGGAGATTTGCTACCATCTTTTGCTCTTGAACAAAGTTTTAGCAAACTACATACTTCTACAAATACCTTTAGAACAGGTAATGCTGCTATTTCTTTAAGTTCTAGTGCGACAACTGCGGGTTCTCCTACTGCAACTGTTTCTTCTACTGATAATTTAGAAGTAGGAATGTTTGTTTCTTCTGCTGAACTTCTATCAGACACTAGAATACTTACTATTGATAGTGCAACACAAATCACTTTGAATAGAAATGCGGCTAAGACTAATGCTTCTACTACTCTAGTATTTACACAGTCAGCCGATAAAAACTTCATTCAAATCGCAAGAGGTAATAGAGTGAACACTCTATCAATAACTGCTAATGAAAATGAAGAAGTTAAAATGACTCTAGAAGTAAATACTCGTAATGTTCATTCATTAGAAAGAGATGAAAGTTATGATGCAAGGGCAGGTGTATCTAACGAAACTACTTTCTTTAATTATGAGTCTTCTACAAATTCAGATGAGATGCGTGAACCTTTCTTTTTCTCAGATGGGACATTTAAGGTTCTAGGACAAGATTTCCTTAAGATTGCTTCTTTGACTCTAACCATGAATAATAACTTAGCAGATAAAAGATTCTTGGGAGTAGGAAACAAAAATATCCAAGAGGCCATACCTGCTCAAAGAACATATGAGATTCAGTTTACAGGCCATGTAACAGATAATGCACTATACGAAGCATTACTAAATGATAGCGAAGACAACCATCAAACAATAGAGTTGAAATTTGCTAAGGCTAACGGTGAAGAAATTAATCTAACCTTTACAGACTACTTCATTACTGCTAATAATTTCCCAATTGCCGAAGATAAAGGGCCGATTGCAGTTGAGGCTACAGTCACTCCAAGAAATCTAGGCACTTGCACAGTCAAAACCCATTGGGTTCTACAGGGGTGATTACTTTGCCATCTGCATATGAAAAGAACCTAAGCATTGTTTCTCAAAGCAATAAACCTAAGAAAAAACCCAAGAAGGAGGCTAAAAAGGAAACTCCTAAAGAGAGTCCTAAAAAAGAGTCTGAATCTTGATTATATTCCACCAACACCGTTTGTTTGTTTGTTGGTATAGAAGGTGGATAACATGGAAAAGAAAATAGTAAGTGATAAGAAAGTGCTTTTTGCATTAACAGAACCCACGCTACATTATATTAAAGTAGCACCCGACCAAGATGAATACCTAAAGGTATGGATTAAAGAACCTACATGGCTTGAAGTAGATAAAGCCATGAATACTTTAATGAAAATAGATGCTAAGAATCAAGATGTTGAACTTGATTTGAATGCTATGTTTAGGTATATGGTAGAAAACTTTGTGGTTAAAACTGAACCACAACTTTCAGCAATTGATATTCTAAAATTAACTCCTTATGTTGGAAACCAATTAAAGGAAATTCTCCCTAATCCTCTAGAAGATAATCAGGAGGACGAGGAAAAAAACGATTAGTTCGGAGGGCAATAAGAGGCGGTGATTGTTCCGTTTCCTTGTCCTCTCAGTTAGTTGTTTATACATTAGCAACGGCTTTTTCTATTAGCCCTCTTGAAGTGTATGCTATGCCCGCATCAATGGTAAAGGATATGCTAAGAATACACGGAGAGGTAAAAAGAATGGAAGCAGAAGAAATGGAAAAAATTGAAAAGCAAAATGCTTCTAAGTTAAGGTGAGCGACATGGCAAGAACAGTCAATCTAAATCCTTTGAAAAAACAAATGATATTGATGACTGAGGCCATAGAAGCACAAACTAATAGATTAATGGAATATAATAGAATTAGAGATAACAATGAGAGGCTTGAAAAAAGAGCATTAAAATTAAAAGAAAAACAAATTGCGGCTGAAAAAGACTTAGAGAAAGTCCAAGAAAAAGGACTTAGAAGAACTCAGATTCTAAATAATACTTTAGCAAAGAATGGTGATGTTCTAAAATTAGGTCTTAAATCTATGAGAGATTATGTTGATGAAGGCGGAACAAGATTAGAATACCTTGCTCACTTCTTAACAGGAACAAGTGAAAAAATAAGACTATTTGGAATTGAAGCGGTTTCTGCTCGTAGATTCATGTATGGGTTTTTACCGCCCGGTATGTTTAGAATGGTAAATAAAATCGCTACTGCATTTAATGGCTTTGGAAGCACAATGAGAGCATTCAAGGGTCAAAGCGAAGGAGCGAATAATGCGCTTACCACTATGGGTAAGATATGGAAAAAGACATTAGGATTTAAGCCTCTTGAATTTGATTTTGGGCCTGAAGGCGATGAGAAAGCGATGGCTAAAGCCGAAAAGAAAAGAAATAAAAAAATAAACAAGGAATCAAGAAAAAATCTAAAGAAACAAATTGAACAACAAATAAAGGCTCAAAAGGAATTAGAAAGACTCCAAGAGGCTCACAGCCTTAAAAGTGCTAGAAAACTTAGCGAAGAAGGTAAAGGAAAGAAAAACTATACTAGGGCTGAAACAGAAAGGTTTGAAACAGCAGTAGCGAATAGAAACCAACAGTCTAAAACATTTAGAGGTCGCCAAAAAAAGTTAGAATTAGCGAAAAAAGAACGCAAGCGATTATCAAAGCAATTAGAAAAAGCCAAAGCGCAAAGTCCAATGGGTAAATTAAGAAAGAAAGCACTCAAACTCTTTAACGGCATTGGAACTGTTCTAAAAAATGTCTTAATGGGAGCAAGTAAATTCTTTATGGTCACCATGCTAACGCTTCTAGGTCTTTTGTTAATCGTTAAAACAGTTGGGCCTGTAATTAAAGATGCTCTTACAACTGCTTGGCAAGCAATTCAAGTTCCTTTAGGGCTTATTCAAGAAGCCTTCGGTATGATTTGGGAAGGCATTAGTGGCATATTTAATGCCTTTTTTGGTGATGGAAGTTTAGATAGTGCTATTGATTCTATGATAACATTAGGTCTAGGCCTTTTACAATTAGCAGGTGCTTTTATTTGGGCGGCAGTCCAATTTATTGGAGTATTAGCAATTAAATTAGTTGTAGGATTATGGGATAAATTTTGGGTATGGATTAAGAAGTTTTACAGTAGCGGTAATAAAGTGGCTAAAACAGTATTGTTAGTTGTAGTTGTTTTGGGAATGGTTATAGCAGCAATTATGGGCGCACCTATTCTTATGATTATTGGTATTGGGATTCTTCTATACAAAGTAGGTAAATGGATTATTAAGCAAATTCCCGGCTTTAGCGAGGGTGGTGTTTCAAAAGGAGGATTAGCAGTTGTTGGAGAAAAAGGGCCTGAATTAGTTTCTATGAAGAAAGGAACAAGAGTCCATAGTAATGCTGACAGTAAAAAGATAGTTGCTAATAGCGGAGGAACTTCTATTACTAATAATTTCAAAATCACAATTAACGCTAAAGATACTTCTGATGCAGAACTAAGAAGGATAGCGGATAAAGTCGGTGAAATGGTAAATAAGAAAATTAACAGACAACTAGGTATGTCTATACTATGAAGTATGTAGGAGTGATACAATGACATATGTTTACTTGAAACTAAATGCGTTTGCTGACGATTCTACAGATTTAACGCTTGATACAATCCCATTACGAGTGACTAATGTAAATGTAAATATTCAAAGAACTGTCCCTTCTTTTGCTATTCCTCTCTCAAGTTTGGCCACAGGAGAATCAATAACAATAGGTGCAGACTTGGGAATGGCCTCAAAGTCCCTAACAATTACAGGATTTTTAGTTGATGCAGTAGTTAAAAGAAGCCACACAACTCCTGCCGCAGGTGAAGACTATCCTACTTTTACTGCGGTTGAGTTGGCTCAATTGATTGCTTCAAGTGTAGATTCTTCGGGTATTGCTGAATACCAAAACATAAACGAATTGATAGTTTTGATAGACTCTAATGTTGATGAGAATTATCAGATGAGAACTAACCCTACACAAATCCCTCTTACTTTTGCGGCAAGAGGTAGTGCTAATCGCAAAGACAATGAGAGAGTTCCTTTTCCTTCGGCTTTTCCTGAAAATATGCATTCTAAAGGAATAACGGGATTCATAGAATCTTTTGATTTTACCTTAGATGCAGAAAGTCCTACAGAAGTTTCCTTTAATATGAGTTTTAAACAAGCCACAGTTTTCCCTTGAGTTGATATTATGTATGATGTTTTTGTAGGGAAAAATAAGAGTTTAACTTTCCCCATTATGTGTAATGCTCATGTAGTTATTCCATATGCTGAAAACATAGTTGATATAGAAGGCACTCCTAATGATACTACTGATGATATTCCTTATGGCATTTGGTCAAATGTAGGTTCTTTTACTTTTCAAGCAATTATTACTCCTTACGATATAAACGGGCAACCTTCTGATGGTCTATTAGGAAGACCGGAAGCAAATACTACAAAAGGAATTATGCCCGCTAATACAGGTAATATTTCAGAAACTTATTTACCTACTGCAAGTAGATTCGGCCATGAAATGATGTTGTTTTACAATGATTATTTTTCTATTAGTTTGCTTAATACCACTACCACAAATAAAAATCAGCCCGCAGAATACGCCATTAAAGTAGTAAATTATCAATCAAATGGTAATAATACTAGTGTTATCACAAGCCCTACTGTAATACAAGCCGCCACTAATAGAATGTATAAAAGAAATACAGGACTTGTTTCGGTAGCAAACAGGCTTTCAGGAATTAATGAAGATGGTCAAATTATCTACGATGATATAGGGATTGCTAATACTCAGAATTATGCAGGAGGACAGTTCAATCAAGGAATAGATGTTCTTAGTCATGCGGGAGGAGCGACTAATTTCTATATAGGGCAAGAAATATTTATTCGTGCAGAAGATATAGTAGGCCCATTAAATATTTTAGATACTATAAATCAAGGACAGTTTGATTATTATTCGTTAGGAAAAATCAAAACATTAAATTATTTTCCAAGTGTTTGGTCTTACGGAATAGAACTAGATAATCTTGATAATGGAGTAAATGCCGTATCATTCAATCAAGGCACTAGTCTTTATGTAAAAACTTTCAAAGAGCCAAAGTATATTGATAATACACATCATATAGCAGTAGCATATAGCGAAACTTCTAGGAGAATTTCTATCTATTACAATGGAGCATTAGTAAAAACAGGCTCAAGGGCGCAAAGCATGGATAGTGGAAAATTTTCATTTTCTCGTAGTGATTTTATAATAGGCAAGAACACTATTGCTGATAACGATGCCTCTACAGATAAGCAATTTATGGGAGAAATCCATGAGTTATGTGTAGAAAATACTTACAAGAAAAATTTTAATCAATTACACGCTTTAATGCCTAAATTTGATAATACGCTATTATACCTACAATTTGAGGAGGCTGACTTATGACGCTAACTATCGGTGGGTTGCCGAGCCTGTATAACAATCCTGCTAACAATAACTTTGATGTTCCTACTCACCCTAAATTAGATTCTACAATTACACCTGCAACAAATACTAGAATCTATGGCCTCATTAGAACAGACGGAAGCACCGCAGGAAGTGGTTTCTCCACAATAACAGGCGGTTCACAGTCTTCTATCAATCAAGAATTTACTAATTTAGAAAACACAGATGGTTTTAGTATAAAGTGTTATAATTCTTTTACAGAAACAGGAATCAGTTTGGCTTCTGTTAATCTAGAAACACACGACCATTATGTATTAGTTAATTCGGATAATCCTAATTTACATCATTTTGCTAGAATTACTAGTATTGAAACCTCAGATGTTTTTGGTGATAAATTTCAATTTGAACCGAAATTAGGTAATGCAATTAAAAAAGGAACTAAATTTTTAGTAATGGAAGGCAATCAAATAGAGTATCGGCCTGTTGCTTTAACAGCAGGTCTATTAGCAGACCCCGCATTTTCTACTACTCATGAAGATGTTATTGTTTCTAGGCCTTTATGGTATTTTCATAACGAGAACCTAAAAAAGAAAAATGAATTAGACCATTCTACCAAGCATTTTGCATGGCTTAGAGAAAATGTAGGTAATTTTAATTCTACTAACCATAAGACCGCTTTTATTACAGTAGATGATTATAGAAACAGAATAATGGATAGAAGTAAATATACTTACATCGTAAAGACCAAAGATAATTTAAGAATAAAAGATGACCCTGATGTAGATACTGCTAATGAAGGAGTTTCTTGGACTTCTGACTATACTACTTTTGATGGTTCTTTCTACAATGCCAAAAGAGATTCTGATAATACTAACAATGCTTATTCTTTTACAGGCCCAACTCGTTATTTACATTATAACACTTCTCCTATTTCTAGTAATAAAGTATCTAATGTTTCAGATTCTTCTGTTCAAGAGTCTTTTTCAGGAAAGGCAGCATATTGTAAAAATACCTGTATAGATAATATGCAAATATTAGGAACTAAAATAGAAACAGGAAAAGAACTAGAAGTAAAACAATCAATAGGTTCAGCCTCTTTTACCGAATGGATAGAAATAGCACAATTAGGAACTATAATTTCTACAGGTTCTACTCATAATTATCTTCTAGAGTTTGATTCATCATTTTCACAAGACATTACTAAATATCTGAATGCAAACGATGAAGTAAAAATAGGTAACAGAATATGCATTGTTGATTCTACGCCTTCTGAAACTGAATTAACCATAATGGATTTATCTAGATTAGAAACAGAAGGAAAGTTTCATAGTAATGCTTCTTTAAATCTTCTAGAAGTAGGCGAAAAGGTTTACAGGAGAGCATTAAATATTCAAGACAATACCTTGCTAACTAAGATACCGTTTGAAGAAACTAATATGGGAAAATTAAGCGTTAGACTAATGACATTTGATTTTAAAAATATAGAAATAGATGTTCTTCCTTTTCCTTCTACTGCGGGGACTATGGGTAATCCCCCTGAAGATAAAGACGGTCTTTTGTATTTGAATTTTAAGGAAAATCATAGATGGCCAAATAACTCAGGAATAGAATATGTAGATGGTAAATATATTTTGATATATGAAACCTTTACAGGAAAAGTAGAAACAACAGAAAGAAAAATAGAGAATGGAATACCTAAAGTGATTTTTAGTGGAAGAAATGCGTTTTCAAAATTAATAGACCCTATTGTGAATAAAGAAACTTTATTTTCAAGTGATATTATTTATAGTAGTTTAAGCCCATATAATAAATTAAGTCCTGTTTTGGATTCTAGTAATAATGCGGTTAAAATAACTGATTGTAATTTTGATACAAGTATTACAATTGCTGATAGTTGCACTATTGCTAAAAACACAAAACTTTGGGCTAAAACACTTAACAACACTTATGCGTTTATAGGAGTCGCATCGGCAAATTCAACAAATACAAATATAGATTTGTATAATAAGGCATTAACGACAACTAATTCTAACGGTATTTACCAAGCAGAATTATATTATGAATCTAACAAAAGAAACATTTTCAATAAAGCGTTAAGTCATAACGCATTAATAACCTCACTAACTAGTTTAGATGGGGCTAGTGATAAAGGAATTTCATTTAGAGAAGGACATACTTTGATAGGAGATTACAATGCTTTAACACCTGTAGGAGGAATACAATTAGCAGGGTCTAGTTCTTCAAATAACCCATTAGCAGTAGGATATTCGCTTAGTAATGTAAATAATATTGATACAGATAGTCCCTTTGAAGCAGTTATTGATGGTTTAAATACCGATACCATAAATACCTTGATTGATTTTGAGGTTATTTCTGTTAGCGATAATAAAACAAATAAAATAGTTAAACTAGCACCGTATGTTCCCTTAACTTTAGGAAGAGTAGATATTAATTATAATAATACTAAAGATGCTTCTTTTACCGAGATAGGAACTCTATCTGGAAATCTTAACGGAAATACTCTTTATCTATCAACTAGCACTTCTAATTTTGATGCCCTAAAACCTCATGACCCTCTTTATCTTGATGGTGTATTTGTTGGGTATGTAATAGATACACATGATATAGTTCTTCCTTCACTTGCCGCAGGAAAACGAATAGACACAGATAGATATGTGAATATGCAGGGTTCAGTTATACAAACATTACAGGGTCTATCTAAAAAAGAACATGATTTATCTTTAATAAATGGAAGTCATTTACACGGTGGTAAGATTTTAGGTCTATTAGGCCCATCTCAAACTCTTCTAGATTATTCATTATTTAATCAAGCAACAAGTAAATCTTATTCAAGTGCCTTTGGTAGAGCCACATTTAAAATAAATAACCTAGAAAAAGGTAATTTTGGAGTATTTGAAAAAGATGTGAATTCTAATCCTGCTATTAGTAGTGCTAAAAAACAAAGAATATACGCAGATAATTTTAATTTTAGATATTCGGCTAATACATACAAAGGAAAAAATATTCCTGTGGATAAAACAGGTATTTCTCAAGGACATACTCAACACTTACCAAAAGAACAAAAAGGAATAGTGCCTATTACAGGCTCTAATTATGCAAATAGAAAAATACATTCTACCTTTTCAGCAGAAGATAAAATACTACCATTTTGCAGACCTACTGCTCGGTATAGTTCTCTTTGGAACGATGCTTTTAGTGTAGAAAAAATATTAAGGCAAGAAGATACTAGGGCTTATAGGTTGTTTTTGTTTGCTAATTCTGATTTAAATGTATATTCATCTGATAGAAGAGATAGTCTATTAAATTCACACTTAGATGCTAACTTAGATATATCTACTTTAGGACTTTTTACTTTAACAGAACCTAATTTATCAACAAATAGTGTATCTCATGCTAATGCAATAGGAGGAACAAAATCTATACAATACTTAGACAAGAACTATACACAAGACTCTATTGTTGAATCTAACAAGGCTCTTTCTTCCCTAACTAGGTTTGGGATTATGCGTTTAACAGAATGTGTTTATGATTGGGCTTGGAATCCTATTAATCCTGAAGAACCTATTAAACACACTCCCCTCCAAGAAGCAGTTTTTTTCAAAGTAGGAGATATTTTTTCAGTAGTAGACGGTAATGGCGACCAAATAAAAATAGGAGCAGATGGTATTACTGATGTCGGTAATCTCGGAACTACATTTAATGTTAGCCTTAAAACCGCAAATGCAGCAAGTGTCACTTCTGTAGCCAATTTAACAGCAGGAGATATATTGGTTTATGTAAGTGAGGAAGAACCCAATGGAAAGGTATGGGGTCAAGTAAATGCTGTAGGGTCAGTTATACAAATAGTAGGAGAATTGCAGAAAATAAACGGTGCATTATTGCCCGAAGATACTAATATCTATGCTATTAAAAGGTCTGATGCTGATATAAATAGACAGTTTATGGTAATAGGACATGGGGAAGATACTACTAGTATTTTTGATGTTAATAACGCTACCACTCCAAGAATAAATATGAATAAATGGATTCTTTCTGATAGTCTACAAAGCGGATTTACTGCTGATAAATCAGGAGCATGGTGGGACGAATTTGCTCAACCAATGGAAAAAGTAGGAGGAGGAGCAGTATACAAGGCTACATTGGCTTTTCCTGTCGCTTTTTACACTGCATCTGCTCCTTACAGTCAATATGATAACAAGCATTTTGGAATACAATATACAAGAATAGTCTGTGATGGAACTGCTGGAGATTACTTTGTTACTGCTCAAACCGCTTCAGATGTTAGTCAATTAACAGTTGGTGCTTATGTGGGTATAGGCGGTGGAGGGCATAATCCTAATGTGACTGACCCCGCAGGTGGTAAATTTATTTCAGGAATTTACCCTGTTGATACTAACCTTAATGAAACAGTTACAGTTGTTGAGTCTGTTGATGCCGCAACAGGAAGAATTAACCTAAATACTTCTCTTATTGCAGATATTAGCGGTGACGATATTGGTTTTGTGAACAAAAGACCTGCAAGAAAAAACCACATCAGTTCTATATTTAAGTGGATAGATGAATCATTTATGCCTAATTCTGTAAGCCATGATTCTACTCTTAAAAATGATTTAACCAATATTAAAGCAACCATATTAGGCCACCATGATATAGAAGTTTCTTTAAATGACGGAAAGGAAGGAACAACTGCTAGTCTTACATCAATGTCTTTAGAACTCATAGATAATTTTGGTCAGCATTTAGGTAATAGAGGAAATAGCGAAACTATGAGTATTCCTATAATAAATTCTAGAAGTAGATATGCTAATTTTAAAGGAACACAAAGAAATAGTGCAGTAAGCAATTTTTCAGATACACAAGAAGGAGCAGTAATAGGACTTAAACCGCACTTATGTAATATAACAGGAGGAATAGAAGAAATAGCATCATCTAGTTCTCCTGATGCAAACTATAAATTTGCTGCTAAAGGAGCAAACGATACTAATGTGTATAGAGTAGAACATTCAGGAAGAAATAAATTTTTACAATTTGTAGATTTAACAGGTTGTTATTTAGTTCCTATTTCAGGAAAATATCCTGATGATACTGTCTTTTCTGGTTCAACTAGTTCTCATTTTGGTATGAGTAGTTCTGAATTAAATGTAGATAATCTAATTTATGTTATTTCTCATGAGTTAGATACTGAAAGAACAATAGATGGGAGTAGTGTCACAGAAGAGGCTTCAATTCTTATGCTAGATAGGGAATTAGGAAATCATTGGTATAAAATAATGCAGCCTAATCAAGTTTGTTTTTGGGAAAAAAGCCCATCACAGTTTAATATTAACCAACTAAGTTGTAGATATACCAAAAAAATGTATTCTGATGATATGTATGCGTTAGATTTTCCTGATTATGATGTTGTTAAAGGGGCTTCAGGAAAAAATCGTAGAGATAGTTTAGAGGGAGTTCAGTCTATGTATGTGATTGCAGATTTAGATAATCTAGGAGGAAGCAATAATACTGTATTAAAAACATCAGCAGAAAGAACCTTCCTATCAAACCTAAACAAAGAGATGGTTCTTAGTGATGGGGAAAATAGAGTTTTGGGGCAAATGTCTTCTAGCCACAATTCTACCAATACTACATTAAAATTTTCTGAAATTAAAAAGAAATTATTGGGAGTAGTTTCTTGTTCAGAAACCTTTGAAATTAATGTAGGCATAAATAGCAATTTAGATTCTTCTGCAAAAAGAGCGTTAATTGGTTCTACAGTAGATATATCAAAAGAAATAGAAGACTTGGTAGAAGAACTATTAGTAGAGAATGATATTAGTTTTAATTTAACTCATCAAAACTATCCTGTTTTTGCTTCTCCTAACTTTCAAGGGACTACATTATATTCTCTAGCAAGATACTTACTAAATCTAAAAGAAATAAGACTAGTAAATACAAAAGGAACATTTACTCTAAAAGACCAAAATGATAGTTCTTTTGGTAGCAGGTATTATTTTAATGAAAACAATATTATATCTTATGAGTTGCTAAAAAATGAATTTGATTTCTTTAACGAAGTTGTAGTTTACGGTTCAAACCATAAGTCAGTAAAAAAGAATATTCAAAGTATTAGAAAAATAGGAAGAAAAACCTTTGAATCATTTGATAAGCATTTAACTACTCAAGCCGAAGTAGATAAGAAAGCATTTAATTTACTACAAATATATAATAATGAAATACAAGGATTACAAATACAAGTAAACATTAACGATGCTAGAACTTTATCTGCGGGTAATGTGGTTACAGTAGAAATAAAACAAGAAAATATAGATAGAGGCACATATATTGTTTTAGAAGCAGAATATAATATTAGTGGTCTAACTAATTTAGTTTTAGGTAAATACTTTAGAAACTTAGAAGATACTTTAGCAGATATTAGAGATACTTCGGCTCAAACAAACTCACATCTTAGAAAGAAAGACCTGCCTACTAATGAAAACTTTTATGATTTCTTTGAAAACATTAACATAAAAGAAATCAATTTAACTCTTAGAAAAAGGGAACAGTCGGGCGCAACAATCGGATTCGCCAATACATTTAATACAAATTTTAAGGTGATTGGATTTGGCGGAACAATCACCCACACACTATTACAGGACGATGACTTATGATAACCGATGAGATGAAATCACTATTAGCAACCCATGTAAAAGACATGATATTGTCGGGTCAGATAGGCTTGGGAGGAAACTCAAGTAGCCCTCTCTCAATGTCTTTAGATGTGCCTTTAACCTCCGTTAGTGTAGCAAAAACAGTAGAAAAGTCTAGCGGTAATGTAGTTCAGGCCAAACTAGAAATATTAGGTTCTGATATTTTAGGGCAAGTCATAAGAGAAGTGGGGTTGTTTAATCATGCTGATGCTAATGACTCTACGGCTAAACTTTTACAAAGAATAAATTTTGAAGGGGTTGGGCCATTTAACGCAACAGATAGATTACAGTTATTCATAACAATGGAGGTAGAGTAGTATGGTAAATAATTCAAATCAATATAGCAGAATGAGTATTGCCCCAACCGCACAGATAACAGATGGAGCAGACTTTCCTCATTCAGGAATAATTAAGGCATTAAGCGTGGGTCTTGGTGGTAATTATGCGGTAAAGTCTTCTACAGGATTTAACATAACTGCTCAAGGCAGTTCTTCAATAAGTGTTACCGCAGGTAAAGTGCTTAGAGATGGTGTTCTTACAGATATTCCTGCTACTAGTTCTAATCTAAATATAGGAACGGCAGGTGGAATAAACACAACTTACAGTCTATTGGTTGCTAATGCTAGCAATACTTTAGCAGTTAGAACTACATCTACAACTAATGCCGTTCCTGAATATGATGATGGCGATATTCCTATCGCTTTAATTCTATATACTGCTAACTCAACAACTATGGAATTTCAATTTTTAACTACTAGCAAAACAAGTAATGGTATAACTGTAGGTTTTGAAAGCGGAAATAGTTTTAGTGAAGCATTAACTCTAAAATCTGATGCTTCAGGAAATATAGAATTAACAGGTAGTTCATTATCTGATATAGCAGGAATAGATGTTTCTGCTGATAGGCTTCTTATTAGAGATGCTACAAACAATAGGCTAAAACTTGTTGCGCCTCAAAATGTAGGAAATCAATTTACAGGAAGCGATGCTATTACTGCCGTTGAAGGAGAACCAACCCTTGATTTAACAGGTGTTTTAACAACAACACAAAATATTGTATCGGGAACAGGCATTCTTTCTACCACAGGCGATATTGCGGCAAATGCTGGTCAAATACTTGCTAATACAAATGTAGTTGCTACAACAGGCAATATCCAAGCCCTGCAAGGTGATGTTGCAGGTGGGAGTCTTTCACAAACAAACATACTCGGAGGTATAGATTCAGTAGGAAAAAGAACCAAAAGTAGTTTTTTAGCGGCTGATGCGGCACAAGGCGGATATGTTTCTGTTCATGCATATCCTAGTATTGATGAAATTATGAATCTAATCGGCCCATTTAGTAATCCTGCTGTTTCTCCTGTTAGAGAACATTATTACATTGGTTATGATTCTTCTAATAACGCTAACTCTCATTATCTTGGAAGCATAACAAATCCCCTTTCAACAGGACAAGGAGGAGTTGTAGGAAGTGGGACTAATTATGAATTCTTGACTCAGGCCAATGCGACTGTAGTAAATGCGGCTGATTTAACGGCATATACTTATGCGCCTGAAGAGGTTTTTGCTAATGGTGCTTTATTTTTTCCTTTAGACACACCAGAAAATAATGCGAAAAGAACGGTAACTTTGCACAATATAACTTCATTTGCGGTATATGTTATAATAGTGGATAAGTCGGCTACTGACCCTTCAACCGCATTTATTAGAAATAAAGTAAATGGAGGATATAGGCCAACAGAATTCTTTTTTAGCCAAGAAGGAAATGAAAAATGCGTAGACTTAAGCGAAATATTATTGACTAGTCTATTATATCCCGCTAATAATGAGATTGACAGGGACGCTATTTTACTAAAACCAAGAGAATCAGTTACTTTACAAGCAATTACAGGAACGGCAGATGAAATAGGAAGCGACCATACAAATGATGTATTTGCTACACAAGGGCTATTTGCTTCTGCACAGCAACAACAACAAAATGCACCTGTATTATCACCGAGCCAATG